TAGTGGGGTCGTCGCCGTCTTCGAATTCCGGCGCCTCGCCGTCTTTCCACTGGACGAAGCCCATTTTTGACGCGCCAACGCGTGCATTGATGATTGCCGCGTCTTCGAATGCGGCCATATTCCGCATGCGGAATAGCGCCGTGGCCATCCACGGCAGGCCGCGTTTCTGGCCCACCAGGTCTTCCAGGAAGCCGTGCACCATCTGGTCGGCCGGTACGGTCGTGTAACCAACGCCCGCATACTCATATTCTGCTTCGCCGTCGTCCACCGTCGAAAGGTGGTAAGCAACCGGGCGGCCGTAACGGTTGAACTCGATCCCGTGGCGAATGAAGTTTCCCTGGTTGTAGCGGTCCACGTTGTAGTCAATCGGCACCCGTAGCGGGTCGATCACCTGCACCGCAAAACCCCACTTTCCGGCATCTTTGCCCGTGACAATGCGCAGGAAAAATTCGCCGTCCTGCGCCGCGCTTTTCACCAGCAAGCGCTGGATAGCGCGCCACGACTTTTTACCCGCCACGTCGGCCGTGCTTTTGTGGCCCCACTGTTCCCACGCGGCCTTCAGCGCCCGGCTGGTGTCCGCGTCGTGGCTGCCGTCCGCTTTTTTGAAAGCGGCTTTCATGGTTATGCCTTTCGGCCCCACGATATTCTGGCTACACATGCGCAGGAACGCCCGCGCATAGTCGTTATTCATCGCCTGGTCACGCGAACGCGCGACAAGCGGGCGATAGTTCCGCGTAATGATCCAGTCAGCGGGAAGCGCTGTGCCGGTCCACGTTGCGTTTAAACGATCAAAGCCCGCAGCATTGAACTGCATCGCGGAACGAAGCGCGCGGCCAGCAGCGCGAAGGGCGCGCGCCGGGCGCGAAGGTGGCGTGGTGGACGGCATTTCGACGGCGCGGGCAGGCATCAACCCACGCGAACGAATGAAATCGAACATTCCCATTAGAGAATCACCTTTACCTGTTCGCCAAACAGGCGGCCACGCTGGGCGGCCTTCATGCGGCGCAGTTCGGATTTGTAGAAATTCCGCAGGGCCAGCAGGTCGGCAATGGGCGTGCGCCACAACTCGCGGTTATTGATGGCGTAGCGCATTTGATCCTGCGTCGCGCGCTTTTCCAGCACCGCTTCGATGGCATCCAGGACACGCTGGGCATGCACGCGGGTGTCGGTGCCGTCAGCCATCGCGGCAATGTCAGGCTGAACCGTCACCAGCCCGGCTTCCACTTCCATTACGGTGCCGTTCGATACTGCACGGACTGCGAAAACGTAATCACCAGCGGGCCACGTTGCCGTGGTCGCGGCGTCCACCGTCAGCAGGTGGTCGCTGCCAGAAGGCACGCTGGAAAAATCAATGGCCTTTGGTCCGCGCAGCAGCACAGAAAGCGCCCATAGGGGCGCTTGGTACTGTTTCAGGCACACGGTGCGCGAAAACGTCACGCCAGCACGGATGCTGTTAGGAAATTGCCCCTGCATTGCGTCACCAGTTGGTGGCGAATCCCCCACGGCGTCGGCCTGCGGTTAGCGATTTCGCCCGTTTAATGGGCCTAGTTTCGCTGGGCGCCTGTTCCTTAGCCACGGCGGGGTTTTCCGGCTGCCTGGCGGGCTTCGGCGTCGGTTTCGGCAGCGGGCGCGGCTTTTCGGGCTGAACCGGCGCGATTTCGGCCGGATTGTCGGCCACGGGCGCCCATGTCTGCGTTTCCGGGTTCAAAATCAGCCGTTTTGCAAGCTGTTTCAGGCTCGGATTCATGATTTTTAGGGCTGCCATGGCGTACACAGTGCAGTCCAAAACCTCATTTCTGGCCTTATCTGGCTTGTGCCACTCGCGCACCGGAAAGCCCCTTACAAAGCGGGTTTTCAGCTTTTCCGACGTTATTTGCTTGAAATAGTCTTCGCCGTGGTCTTCGTCGGCCGGAAAGTGGCAATAACCCGGCCCCTCGCGCTTCAGCGCAAGGCGGCGCATTACCACCAGCTTGGCTTCGTCGGTTCCCACCTGGTACAGGTCCACTTTCCGGCTGTGTTTGCCCGATTGCTTGCGCTGCGGCTTCTCGACAATCTGGCGGCCCCAGCCTGGAATGCCCTTGATAGCGAATATCTTTCGGCCGCGCCGGGCGCGAATGTATTCATAGGCGGCCTGCGTCATACCCGTGGTGCCGCCCGTGTCCAGGCAGGTGGCCTGGATGGATAGCAGCGTGCCGCTTTCATGTTCGAACGTTTCCGCCAGCAAGTCGTCCAGATCGTTCCACACGTCACCCGCCAGCGGGTCGCCGTACAGCACGCGGTAAGCGACGCACCATGACTGCTCGAACAGCCCCCACGCTATGATTTTCACTTCCAGGCGGTCGATTTGCATGTCAACACCGCACGTCAGATACAGGCCGTGCATTGGCACCTGCGCTGCGTAGACTTCCCGGCGTGCGTAGAGTGAATCCGGGTCGGCCTGTTCGGCGGTTTCCTCGAATGTTTCAGCCAGGGAAACGTTCACGAACGATTGCAGATCACCGGCCGCCAGCTTGTCCAAATAGGACTGCACGATGTCGCGCAGCTTGCGGAACGTCGAAAGCATTTCGGGCGCGTGGAATGATGCGTGGCCCTTGAACGGCTTCGAAGCCTTCCAGCCCCAGCCCTTGGCTTCGGCCGTGCGAATGGCCATAACGCGCTGGCCGTCGTCCCACAGGCTCCCGCAGTGTTCGCAGCAGTATCGGGCGCTGTCCGGGTCTTGCTCGCCTTCCAGATTGTCGCGGCCGGTCCAAATCACCTGCGTCCACTTCAGGTACTGTGCCTCGCCACAGTCAGGGCACGGCACAAAATAGCGCCGCTGGTCGCCCATGAGGAACGACGTTTCGATGCGCGAAGCGCCTTTGATGGTCGGTGTACTGGATTCGGTTCTAAGCTGCAAATCCCCGAACGTCGCGGCGCGCTGCGCCAGCAGTTCCAGCGGGTCGCCTTCGCCCGTGTCGGCCAGCATGCCGTCCACTTCGTCGGCCTGCGTCACTGGCGCGGAACGGCCGCGCAGGGTGCGTGGCGAGCCAGCCCAGCCAAACATAAGCCAGCCGCCAATAAACGAAATGATGCGGCTGTTGTTGACGCCATCGCGCCCGCGTGACTTCGCCAGCTTGCGCGAAATGCTTTTGTTCGCGTCCAGCATCGGCCGCAGCTTCGTTTCCTGGAACGTCTGCACGTCGCCCTGCGTCGGCTGAATGAAAATCTGGCTTCGCGGGTCGTGGTCGATAAAATAGCCCGTGATTACCTGCTGGCACGTCGTCTTCCCAAGCTGCGCGCCAGTCATGAAAGTGACGCGGACCACGCCGTCTTCCACGATAACGTCAATCATGCCGCGCTGGTATGGCGCGTTATCGAATCGAATCAAGCCCGGAATGGCGTTACCGGCCGGAATCATCAGGTTTGCTTCAGCCCACACGGACGGCAGCATGTCGGCGGGCGGCACAAGGTTTCGAACGGCGCGATTTAGCGCCTTACGAATGGCGGGGATATTGCTGAAAAGGTGGCGCATGAAAGTGGCTTTCTTACTCGTCTTCCGGCCAGCCTTCACGGCGCAGCATTGCTGCGGTCGCCTTGCGCACCGTGCGGTCCGATTTGCGGCACAGCCACGCAAGAAAGAAAATGGAAATCGGGAACATGGCCATAAGCACAAACCACAGCGCCACGTACATAATGGTTCCCAGGATTTCGCCGCATGCCCTTGGTATTTCAGACCAAAGTTGCTCGCCCAAAATCGAGCCGGGTAGTTTCGCGGCAGCTTCCCGCACGTATGCGCAAAGCGTCGGCTCTTTCAGCGTTTCTTTTTTCATTCTTCGTTTTCCCCGTCTTCATCTTCGTCTTCCAGCGCCACGTCGGATTCGGCCGATGTTTCAAGCGCCAGCGTGATTTCTTCGCGCAAAATGCGTTTAAACGTTGTTTCGTTGGTTTCGCCCAGCAGCCGGAGTGCGGCGCGTGCGGGAATGTTCAGGGCGTTGGTGCGGATTGTGGCCAGCATGCGGCTGGTGGCCTTCTCGAATTCAGCCACGGGCGCCACTTCGTCGCGGGCCTTAGCCAGTTCCAGTTCGGCGCGCAGGGTGTCGGCCTGCGCCTTCCGTAGGTCCAGCTTGTCCATATCGTCGGGCGCGGTGCCAGCGGCCTGCTTGGCGCGTTCGTCTTCACGCCACCGGGCCACGTCGGCGGTGTTGAACTGCCACTCAATCCCCTTCGCGCCGCGCTGGTGGACGGGACAGCCTTTCTTCACCCAGGTGTCGATAGTTGTCAGAGCCACGTCGAAGACTTCGGCCAGCTTCGCCCGATTTACGAGCATTCCCCGCACGCCTGTTGCCATAGGTAAACTACTTTGTCAGATTTCGTTTTTCGTTAACAATCAAAGCACTTGACAAGCGCTCACTAGTCGTAGTCCGCGCTTTAAAAAACCCTCTCAGATTTTTATTTACGCGGTGCTTTGGACCCCGCCCCTACCACCATCCGGGAAGGACCCACTTATCCACAGGTTATCCACAGTTGCACCACCATGGTGCGCTTCTCTGTGGATAACTCTATCATCCTGTGGATAACTGCCATGGCCACTACCACGCATCACGGCACCACGTCAACACCTTTCTGTTTGCGTATCGCATCCACCAGATCAGCCTTGCTCTGCCGACAATCCGCCAATGCCATCGCCACGTCCACGTGATTGGATAGCAAGTCAACCAGGCGACCACTAGCAGCAGGCGCAACGCTCGCGCAATCATTTAGCAACGCTTCCCGCACTGTCGGATGCGCTTCCGCCACTGCCACCATTGGCGGCTGCATTGGCATCGTTCCAGATGCGCAACCCGTCAGCATCAAGCCCACACACGCCCACACTGCCACCAGCACCAGCAGCACTGCCCGCCGTTCCCACGTTGCCCGGTTTGTTTGCATAGTCGCTTGCTCGCTTCGTCAATTGATCGCGCACAGCAGCCTGCTGCGCCTTGTGTTCGTCGGCAGCCTGCACGCTATCGCCTGCCGCCTTGTAATTCGCCAGCGCATCACTAGCCGCTGCCTGCACTGCCACCGTGGTTGCATGGTCCACGGCTGCCGTCTGTCGGTCCCACTTCTGCTGCACAGTCGCCATGCCTGCCGTTTCGCCAGCCTTGTACTCATGCCAGCCGAAAGCGACTATCAGCAGTGCCACGATTGCCGCCGCTGCCAGCTTTGCGTAAATGCTCAGTCCGATCATTTGCCAGCCCCACTTATGATGAATTGCGCGAAAGCGCCAATCCCCAAAATCACCAGCGTAAAAGCAACGCCAGCCAGAAACGAACCGCCGTCGATCATATTTGCATCCATATCTGCCCCGTAAGTCGATAAACGAAGGCGCCAAACCCCAGCGCCACCGGAACTGCAATTGCGAAAGCGACTATCACGCTTGAATCACTCGCGCATGAACCGGCTTAGCCACCGGCTCTTTTGCGAAATAGCCGGTAAGCATCCCGGCCACGAAGACGGCGCCGCAAATCAGCGCCATAACAGCATCCTGCTTCCAGCGACCATCCCACCACGCAATCGTCTTTGCGTCGTTGAACTGCTGTTCCTTCATGAAATCGCCCGGATTCGGAATAAATGGCTTTCCAGCTAAAGACGCAAGCCGCTTTGCGCAATTCACGCAAACAAACGTACCGGCTGCACTTTGTCTCCACGTGGAGTTGTCGCATTCGGAGCAATGCCCGAAAATCTCATTGCTAGTCATGCCGCCACCCCGCCCGCATTCAAATAGGCGAACTTCAGCGCCGCAATATCGTTCGTATGCTGGCCATACGAGTTACCCGGCAGCGATGCCCAAATGTTCGAACACTTCGCCACTGCCGCTTCGAACTGGCCCGCGTCGATCAGCGCAAATGCGCCACGCTCGCGAATCTGTTGCAATGCAATCAGGTCTTGAGACAGCGGGCTGAAATCCGGCAGCTTCAGCAATGCCGCATACGCCTTGAACCAGCGGAACAGCAATTGATAGCGCCCGGCCGCCGTCGAATTCAGCGCCTTATTCAGCACGTTCGGATGCGTTGCATACGACGGGAAAATGAGCGGCTTAGCTGGTGTCGATCCCACCAGCACGTTATAGCCGTTATCCGTTTCGGCCAGCAGTAGCAGGCCAATTTCCGAATGGGCGATCATGTCCAGAAAAGCAACGCGGTTCGCCCCACCCGCCTGCTGTGCTGTTATGCGAGCCATTTACGCTGCCGCCTTTTTGAATAGCTGTTTTTTGACGTATCGCAGCCAGTAATGCCGAACGCTCAACATTGCGAAAGCGACTATCAAAGTCTGATATGTCCGCAATTCAGCCACGTGCAACACA